AGGTCCAGCCTGGGAGTCATTCAAGAACGCAGTCGTTAATGCGTTCGTCTCGGCCGGACAGAAGATCGTTGAGTTCCATGACTGGGTAACCGCCATGCCGGGCCGAATCGGTTCAGCCCTAGCCTCGGTGCCCGGTTTGGTGTGGGGTCTGATTGTCGAGGCTTGGAACCGGGTCACTACCGGAGTTAATCAGGCCAACAACGTCCTATTCGGGTACATCGGCTCGATACCAGGACGGGTGGCCAGCTTCCTTGGTGGAGTTGCGGGTGACGTCTGGCGGTTCATCGTCGATGGCTGGAATCGCATGGTTAGTGGCATCAACCAGGCGAACCAGGCCCTGTTTGGATTCATTGGCAGCATCCCCGGTCGAATCGCAGGGTTCCTCGGTAGGGTAGCCGGTGACGTCTGGAATATGATTGTTGGTGGATTCCAGCGTACGATAGGTGGAGTCCAGGCTGCAGCCAATAACGTTTTGAACTTCGTCCGAGGGATCCCCGGCAGCATCGTCAACGCACTGGGCAACATCGGTGGTCTGCTGTTTGGTATCGGTCAGGACATCATCGGTGGCATGTTGCGCGGACTGCAGTCAATGGGTGGACAGATCGTAGCCTACTTGACCAACCTGATCCCCGGTCCGGTGCGTCAGGCGTTGGGCATCGCTTCTCCCTCGAAGGTCATGATCGCGATCGGTGAGGACACGATGCGCGGTCTCGATGAGGGCTTGCGCCGAATGCAGCCAATGATCGACGCCCGAATGAACGGCATCACGGCTAGTATCCAGGCCACTCTACCGGGAGGTCGCCAGGTCTCGGGATCGGTTGGCGTAACCAGTCAGCAGACGGCGCGCGGTCGAGTCTACAACATCGACGCCCGGAGCTTCGGTACTCAGATTAGCCCAGATGACGTGGCCACCGCGATCATGTGGGCTTCCAAAGTCGGAGGGTTGGTTCCCGCATGAGCGTACTCCACATCGTACTGTTGATCCTGGCGCTGCTGTTGGCCGCCATCGCAGCTTTCGTTGCGTCGCGTCCGGATCCGATCCTCCGTTATGGTCTGCCACTGCTGGCAGCCAGCCTCGCGGTATATTTCCTGGACGCACTACTGGTCGCCCTGAAGGTGTACACATGAGATCAACCCAAACGGGCCAGTGGCGCGAGTTCACGTTCGGACCGGGTACCGACTATCCGGTAACCGCCGTTGAGGGGATAGATGATCTACCCGATGTGCGGACCACCGATACCCCGCGTCCTCAGACCGATGGTGACTGGAGCGGCACCGATCAGGTGGCGGCTCGTACCATCACGCTGAGTTTGGGGATTCGAGGGGATGACGCGGCTGATCTGGAGAGTAAGAGACGCGAGGCTCAATTCGTACTAGGTCCCTCGCGGCGACTCACTGAGCGCCTGGTCCTGACCGATGGTCGGGTGGTGTACGGTAAGCTGCGCAAGTCCGCCATGCCGGTTGATATGACCCAAGACTGGCGCCTCGGTGAGATCCACCTGCAATTCTACTGCCCGGATCCGAGGGTCTACACTGGCGACACCCAAGCGGTGACCCTGGTGGCGGGTGCCGCTCGACTGACTGGACGCACCTACCCGCGCGGATACACTCTGGCTTCGGGTGCACCGAACTACATCGCGCCGAAGGGCTGGCAGTACCCCGCGCAGAGCCAGGTGGTCTCCGAGGCTCGCCTCACCAACACCGGCAACGTGGACGCGCCGTGTGACTGTCGCCTGATCGGACCACTGCAGAACCCCCGGATCGAGGTGGTTGGGGTCTCAATGTTCCCGATCTCGGTATCAATCGGGGCGACCGACACTCTGCTTGTGACTCGCGATTACCACGTGATCTTGAATGGCGTGGAGCGTCGCGACTTGATCGGTATCGGTGCCGAATGGCCTACCATCCCTCCGGGTACCTGGACGATCCGGTTGTTCGCACAGTCCGGTAACGGCACCTGCTACGTCGTCACCCAATCGGCGACCCTATGACCGGTTTTGGAGCTGGAACCACAACCACCCTGATTGTGCGTCATATTCAGACGCGGCAGGTGTTGGCGCTGGCCCCCTGGTCCAAGCTGACGTACGAAACTCGGATCAACGCGGCCGGTCCCCTCAATGCCACCATCCCGTCTTTCGATGGCGGGATCACCGACATTCTGCTGCCCGGTCGAGTGATGATCGGCGTATTGCGCGGATCAATACCGGTTTGGTCGGGTATCCTGTGGAAACGCACCATGGATCCCGACGGATTTATGGAGGTTCAGGCCCAGGAGATTCTGTCGTACTGGGACCGCAGGCGCATTAGAAGTACCTTGATATTCACCCAGATCGAGCAGGCCTCGATTCTTAACACACTGATTGATTTACCTCAGCGCGACAACTTCGGCGCACTCGGTGTGTCCGTATACGGTAACATGAATACGGGGGTGAGGCGGGACCGCACCTACTTGGCGGCGGATCGCAAGAGCTACGGTGAATCGATCCGCAACCTGTGTGGGGTCATTGGGGCACCAGACATCAAGTCCGATCCCATTTATTCGAATGGCGCGTGGTTCGACCGGTTCGCCGTTGGCTACCCTCGGATCGGTCGCGTACAGAGCGCCAGTCACTTGACATTCATCGTAGGGGTCAACTGCACGATTGTTGACTGGGTCGAGGATGCAGCCAGCTCCACCACACTGATCGATTGTCTGGGCTCTAACCCAGCTGACAACACCAATCCGCTGGTGTCCAGCTACGAGTCGCAGTTCATGTATGGTGCTGGCTGGATGCGGCTGGAGGACGCGCTTAGCTTCACCGATGTCAGCGTCCAGGCCACACTCAATGAGAAGTCGCGTGCCGAGCAAGCCGCTCGGTCAGGCGTGATCCTCACCGTAAAGCTGCTGCTATCTGATGCGGATGAGGACCCGATCTTGGGTACCTACGGCGTCGGTGATGACGCGCGACTGATCGTCCCACCTGGACCAGCATTTGTTGACGGGTACGACGTCACCGTACGGATAGCAGCTATCGAAGTGAATGCGGGACAGACCGACGTGGTTAGCATAACGATGGTGCCCGCGCTGCTTGACGGCAGCACCATCATTCCGATTTAGGGGCAGCATGACACGCGTGGCTCGACCAGTGGACATGTCCGAATGGCTGACCCGCACCGAGGAGCGGGTAGCCACCTTGGAGCGCCGAGCCCAGGCAGCTCCACGTCCAGCCACTGGCGCCACCTCAGTCGTGTTTGGCCCGAATCTGCTGCCCAACCCCGGGTATGAGGGTGGTTCGATTGCTGGGTGGACGAACCCCCAACAGGGTGGTCTCGTCAGCGGCTCGGATGCACTGGCTGGGAACTACTCGTACCGAATGCTGCACACCGCCGTCACACCATCGATCTCCCGGGTAAAGAAATCGTTCAGTTCAGGTCCGTGGGCCTGGCGCAGCTATACCGGTAGCGGAGCATTCAAGCCACTGACCAGCCCGCAGCACTGCTGGCAAGGCCAGTTCGATGGAACTGACGGCAACCACCGCAGCTTCCTGTGGTTCGATGCCACGCAATGGCAGGACGCGATTGGCACCGTGCCGGGCGACTGGGAATGGCTCGACCTACTGATATTTTGGGAACACTGGTTCTGGTCCGAGGGCGGGACCGCGATCGTCGGCGCCCATACCATCGACAACCCTCCCGCCGAAGGCGCGTCCATGCCGGGCAGCGGGGGATTCCCCGATCTGACCCGAACCACTTGGCCAGGTCGCTACTTGAGTCAGTCGGTCAGCCTGATCGCCATCGGTGGAGTGGCTGACCGCATCCGCAACGGCACCCTGCGTGGACTCATGCTCGGGCCGGGACCTACTACTAACAATACCTATTACGGCTATGCTCGACCTTACGACGCAGTCATTCGTGGGACGTATTGGAAGACCACCAGTACCTCAATTGGGGGTCTGTCCTCCGAAGTACGATCAGATGGAGTCGGGGTTACCGGAAGCAATGTGAAGTGGAACGCCTCAGTTTCTGTCAACACTACCGTTCCGACTGCGGCCAAGCTAGGAGTTTGGTGGAAGAACGCGTCCGGCACCATCACTGATGTAGATGTAGCAACCCCCAACTTGGGTGCTGGGGCCACCACTCCAATCAGTGGAACCACGGGTGCGGCGTTCTCCGATGCAGCCGTCGATTTAGGCGTCTATCTAAAGATGACTGGGTCCCCGCCGTCAGATGGATCGGGCTCAACCATTCCGTGGAACTACACCGTGGACGATTGGGTCCTACGTCAGCAGATTGCCGGATGAGGATAAACCATGACCCTAAAGGCATTGTACCTGCAGACCGGAGCATACAACGCTCTGGATGATCGCATGTTGGCGGGCATGTTGCTGGACCTGTCGGCTGATCCGCTCAGCGGTAACGGCAGGGTCATCTCCGGCATGACGGTATCCGCGCAAGCCACACCGAACATGACCGTGTTGGTCTCGCCCGGCCGAGCCGTGTGCCCGACTCCGGCTTCGGACGGTGGCGGTTACGCGATCATGAACGACGCTAACGCCACGATCACGGTGTCTCCGGTGTCCACTCTGCCGCGCGTCGATATCGTGCTGTTGGCGTGCGATGACGCTGACTACTCGGGCGCTACCTATGCCCCGAAGATCTACATCGTTGCGGGGACTCCAGCGGCGAGCCCCACTGCACCCGCCCAGCCAGCGGGCACCACCCTACTGGCCACGCTGAACCACTTGGCCAACGCCACCTCAGTGCCGCAATCCGCGATCGTTCGCTACAACGCGGGCAACCTGCATGAAGTTGAATACTACGCCACTGCTATTCAGTCCATCGTTCAGAACGGCGACCGACCGGTACAGTATGCGGTGGCCAAAGTTCCCGGCCCCGACGTCACCATCGGCACCGCCACAACAGGTGCTGTCACCAACGCCCGATTCCAGCTCAACCGATCCGGGTTGTGGACCATCGACGCCAGCTGTCGACTGGTCGGCGCTGACGCTATGCAGGCGGGCGTCTGGATAGGACCCGACACCGGCGGTACCCGCTGGGGATCATCGCTCAATGCCCAAGGTGGTACGTCCAACCCAGAGATGAGCGCGTCGGTCACACGTCGGTTCACCGCTGGGGACTTTGTAGTCGTATACGCCTATCAGAACAGTGCTGCCGCCAAGAACACCGATCCGTTCAATGAATCGGTCCACTTCCGAGCTTCCTGGATCCGACCCTAATGAGAATCGGCCAGATCACATTCACGGTGTCGCTGACGCTGATCGTGATCACTACGATGATCATCGTAGGCGTACCCACGCTGGCCACCTCCAACGAAGATCGGCAAGCAGTGTTGGCGCTCGGCTCCAGCGCGCTCGGCGTACTGGTGACGCTGGGCAGCCAAGCATTCTTTCTCAAGAAGCAAGAGCGGAACGACAAAGAGGAGTGACCGCATGCCGTGGCTAACTGATCTCGCGGATGCCTGCCGGTCAAGCGGTATTCAGGTGACTGAGTACGCGAACTGGAAGAACCGAGGGCACGGCTCAATGTCGGGCGTGAAGACGATCACTTGCCATCACACGGCTGGGCCGAAGACCGGTGATGCGCCGAGCCTGGGTACCGTGGTCAACGGGCGACCCGGTCTGCCTGGTCCGCTGGCGCAACTGTTCCTCTCCCGATCCGGTGTGTGCACTGTTGTCGCGGCTGGGCTGTCCTACCATGCGGGTCAGTCCAAAGATAGCTCGATGAACAACGATTGGGCTATTGGGATTGAGGCCGAAGCGACCGGCGTGGATCCCTGGCCACAGGCTCAATACGACGCTTACGCCAAGCTGTGTGCCGGTCTGCGAACCTGGTACCGGCTCGACGTCGCCCGAGTGATGGGCCACAAGGAGACCTGCAGCCCGTCTGGTCGCAAGATCGATCCCAACTTCGACATGAACTCCTTCCGCGTAGCAGTAGGCGCAGGTGGAGGACTGACCCCGGACCTGAGCACCAACGATTTGATTGATGAGGACCAGGACATGCTGATCTTCTTTGACACGATCACTGTCGACGCGGGTAGGCCAGCTACCCCGGGTGACCCCGACGCCGATCCGCCAGTACTGCCCGACCCAGGCAAGCCCGCCAAGTATCAATACAACTTCCATGGTCAGCGCACCTGCGAGGCAGGAGGAGGGTCCAACATCGCCAAGTCAGCGTGGGCCTGCTTCTCAACCGCATGGGGCGGCTGCTCGGTGTTCCTCGCGGCGAACGACGGCAAGGGTCGTACGTGGAATCTGCTCGGTGCACCCGGCAAGCCAGCCGGTGTGAAGAACAACAGCCAGATCCCATTCCCTCTCCCCGAGGGCGCGCGAATCGTCACAATCGAGGGAGTCCGCGACTCACCAGGTACGGTTGTTGCCTGCGACGTGTACAACCTCCGTTGAGGCGCAACTACACCAACGACTGCCTTCTCTACAGCAACCGCAATCTCAGCATGAACTGCCAGCCTCCGCGCACGACCGTACATACCATGTCGACCGATGACCTGGAACTGCTCATCTTTGCGGTCGGTGGATGCGCGATCCTCGCGCTGTTATGCTACGCTATAGTCTGGCAGAGCACCAAACGGAACCGTAGGTAGCTCGTGCAGATCTGGAAGCTGGTATACATCGTCTGTTTGACAGTGCTGGCCCTTGGGTTCATCGCGGCCCTGTCCAATCCAGTCCTCTATGGTGATCCCTTCATCAAGAGTCTGCTCATTGCGGGAGCTTCGGCGTCGGTGGTAGCTCTGCTCGGAGGCCACCTGTTCATCAGCATCGATCGCGGGAACACGAAAAAGAAGCTCCCACATGAGGACGATGACCGCAACCAGATAAATCCCTACCAGTATGAGGCCGAATATCCCCCCAGCGAGTCCGGCAAGCGCGAATATGGTCCCGATGATCAGAGCGAAGAACATCGCAACCAGCGCGATTAACATGGTCATGAACCCCTTGAATCGCTTGATTCGAGGGGCTCGGTGTCTACCCGGCACGGAACGCTCGACATTCACAGATGGAGCAGTCGTCGCCGTCGCGTAGGTGCTCGTGCCAGTCGACCGGGTGGCCGCAGCGGCACCAGTCGTTTGAACGGGACTTGAGGACTCGGCCAGTGTATGATCCAACAAGGGGGAGCAGGATCAGGATCAGCAGCGCGATTCCAAAGATGTAGAAGACAGACATGCCGGCCTCCATTCGGGGATGAGCCCTTATGGCAGACCGGCAGACCTGTCTTGCGGTTGTTACTTGGCGGTGGGCTTCTGTAGCTCCCACTCGCCCGCACCCAGGAACTGGACCGTCTGGCCGTTCTTGAGCGTGACGTAGCCCGGACCCTTCACAAAGATGGTATCGACATCCGACCCGGTCTTTGTGTTGGTGATCTTGGCGTACCCGGGCTGGCTACCGTTGCCGTTGGTGTGGTAGCGACCAGGCGCGATGTCCGTACCGACATCGTAGGTGCCGTCACCGACCTGGGTCTTCGGACCCGGAGGCTGCTCGACCGGGGGAGCGATCGGTGCGAGGGTCGGCGGCAGCGCGATCACGGACGGGGGTCCGGCAGGCACGGCACTCGGGTTGCCGGCAGTGGTACCACCTGCGAACGACGCGATTGCGATCACTGCCAGGATCGAGCCCGTTCCGATGAGAACGACCTTGTTGATCGTCCGACGCCGACTCGGCTTCGGTGGCTGGGCATCCAGGTCCGGTTGCGTGCTGTGTGTCATTTGGGCTTCCCTTCCCATTGTGGGCGCTCTCTGCGCCCGATAGATTCCATCCTACCATAGCAAAGAATCCCTGTCAAGTCGGGGCGGGCCAGGTGTGGCGCGCGATACACCAGAAAACGGTGTGGTTAGTGCCACATGCGGGGACATTGTGCTGGGGTGTCCGATAGGGTAAAATTGTTTTTAGAGGGGGAGAGGCCCCCAACCGGGAAGGGAAACCCAATGAGCACCGAGACCGCCGCCGCCAAGACCGTCCTCCACTCCTGCGCCTGCATTCGGCTGGGCTCGTACTGCGGTCGGATGACCTACAAGACCTGGGCCCCCGGGCACGACGCGAAAGCGAAGAGCCTGCTCCAGACCGCGCACCGCAACGGTGAGGATGTCGTCCTCGACGGCGAGATCATGTCGGCTCGCTCGGCCACGGACCTGCTGGTCCCGGCCCTGACGCCGTTCCTCTACTACAAGCGCGGCACGATGCCGGCTCGGTTCGCCGACGACGCAGCCGCCATGGCGCACTCGGCGATCACCGCCCAGATCCAGGTCGGGCGCTGGACGTACAACGCCCTGATTGCCGGCAGCCGGGTGACCTACGTCACGCGCGGTGGCGACACCAAGGTCATGGACGTGGCGGACGCCAAGTTCGTGGCCTGATCGGGGACGCTAAGCCCCCCACCCTGGTTTGGGTGGGGGGCCGCGCCATGCTGGGGAGCGCCCGTCAAGCGTCGGCTTCGGCCGACCCACTGCCCACGTTCACGTTGACGGTGCTGCTTCCGACCTGCACGTTGAACTGCGTGTTCCCCTCGACCGTCTGTTCGTTGACCGAGGATCCCTCCATGCTGACGAGCGCGTCGCGCACCGCCAGCACGACGTCGTCGATAACTGCCATGTTCTCACCTCCTCCCCGCCAGGCCCCACTACTCCACCCGGGTGTACGCTCCTGGGACTCCCCTCAAGCGCTCTTAAATCGCCCGGTGCCTACGCCCCAGTACTGCCGAATCCCCGCTCGCCCCGGTCGGACATTCCGGGAACTATGTCGTCTGCCCAGATCGGCTGTGGACACAGGGCGGGCAGCAGGATCATCTGGCCCAGCCGGTCACCCGCCCGCACCTGGTGAGTCGCCCCACCCACGTTCCACACGCCAACGAACAGCTCGCCTCGGAACGACGGATCGATGACCCCGGGCGTCACCCACAGCCGGTATTTGCGCATCGTCGACGAACGCGTGGTGATGTAGCCCCACGATCCGGTCGGGATGTTGGCGATCACGCCCGAGGGGACGTCGCGGAATTGCATCACCGGGATGGTCATGTCGACTGAGGCGTACAGGTCGAGCCCCACGTCATCGACGTAACCACGTACCGGGAGGACAGCCTTCTGGTGAACTCGGACGAAGCTGATCTCGTCCGACCTAGGTTGGTCCCGCATTGCGATTTCCAACCATTCAACCACGTCCATCGGATCCGACCCCACGATCGCGCCCCGCGCGGCGAACCCGCGTAGCGCGACTGACTCGTCGACGTCGGATACGATGCCGACTGGCAGGTCGTGCAGCAGCGCCCATTCGATCTCGGCTGGCACGCCGATCGAGGGCACGCCCCGAGGGAGGAACGCCAACACCCCATCCACAGTGGCCAGGACCGAGCGGTTGACCGCGTCCAGGTTGGGGTCGAATGGGCGACTGAACGCCCGGCTTGGCCGATAAAGCGTCCACTCGTCCGGACACGTCCACTGGTGAGCCAGCCCATTGGTCGCCTGGTCGATGGGCTCCGCGACATACACTACGTAGCTCATCCGCGCAGCTCCTTGTAGATCTCGGCCCAGGCGTCCGGGTTGGCCTTCTGCTCGGCTAGCCACCGGTCCCACGTTCCCGCGTGCTCGATGTGTTCTGCCATCCGGTCAGGCGACACCACCAGGTGGGCAACGATGTCGATGGCCTCCCGTAAAGCGAACCCAGTAAGTCCCGTGAGAATCGGAAGGCAGATGCGCTCAACTGAAGAATGCGAAATATCATGCTCGCCAAACCAAGAAGTAGATTCAGCAAGCGCAACGAGCTGAGCGCGTACCACGCGGGCCAAGCCGCAGATTCGCTCGGATCGTACGGGGTTCCGCTTGTGTGGCATCGAGGTGGATCCCCACTGCTCTGGCGCGAACCATTCCGCGACTTCACCGTAGGTCGCTCCCAATCTGATCTGGATGGCCAGGTGTTCGAGTGCGCTCATCAACCCGGACACGCCCTGTGCCCAGCTGACCAGGGCTGACCGGTCGTTGGCCTGGGCCTTGCGCCATCGCCCCGCCTGCAGACCGAGCAGCGCACCCAACCGTACCGGGTCGTGGACCGTGGCGTCCCCGATCGGCCCACCTAGCACGATCTCGCAAGCTGCGGGCTGCAGAGCCTCCAGGGTGCAGGACGCTTTGGCGATTCGGTCGGACCACACCCCGATCTGGCGGCCGAAGCGGTCAGGCTCGGCGAACACGCCGTGCGTCCGGGCCGCGCGAGGTGTCTCGGCGTACTGAATGCCCAGCAGCTCCAGCGCCTGCACTAACAGCGCTGCCTCGCGAGATAGGCATCCCGACACGTCCTGCACGGCCAAAGCCAGACCGGCATCGACCAGATCGGATGACGACAGACCCCAGTGAGCGCGGGGAGCTCCTCGCGACTCGCGCATCCATCGGACAAAGGCGCCGACGTCGTGCCGTGTGATGGTCTCGTACTTGAGGATCTGTGCGATGTCGTGCTGGTCGAGTTCCTCGCCCAGCGCAGCTGCGGTGTCAGCATCTCCAGCGGAAGTGGCGGCTGCCCACTCCACCCGCAACCAGTTGGCGTACTTGCCTGAGTGTGACCAGGTGTGGTCGATGACTGGGTGCTCATATCGATTCACGGCCACTGTCCCGACTCGCGTACGCGACGGACCATCATCGAGTAGACGGTCATGTCGTGCCACGTGTCGTCGCTTGGCCTGCGCCCGGACGAGATGGCGCTGATCGCACGGGCGATCTTGCCCAGCTGGTAGAACACGATCCCGATCTCCTCGTCCGAGACGATATCGGGCGAGATCCCGATCATCCCTCGGAGCGTGGAGCCGATAATCACCAGGTCGAGCGACCCGTACTCCTTGGCTTTGATGCTGGCAGGACCGACGTCGTCAGCGCTGACACCGGCCCACCACCCTTCCAGTTCACTCACGGCAGACTCCTGATTTGCGTGTACGGACTGGTCCCGATCATGTCAATCGGAACCCCTAGCTCCTTCGTTCTCTGGTCCAGCCACTCTTGAGCCCTATCACTGAGCTGGCCCATCTCGGTTGCGCCCTGCACTTCAGGGAACATCTGGTCGACCATCGTCATCGCCACTCGCAGGCTGGTCGATGGATAGCCGTTGGCGTACAGCGCCTCGACCGCCAGTTCAGGATCCCACTCCCCGACCCGACGGACGCGCTTGGTCACGGTGGTGTACTCGTCTGGCAGGCCCAGTTCGCCCCACGTGGTCTCGGCCCGAAGTGGACCGGAGTTCCCCGCCACCCGGATCGGGCGGGTGCGGTAGACGATCCAGATCTCCACCTCGGCCGGTTGCCAGCGCCAGGGGGAGACCCCAGCTTGCGCCATCATGTCGATCGCGCGGCAGTCGCCCGATGTGCAGTAGGGGTACTGACCTGCGTGCAGGCCCAGCCCCCATCCCTGGGTTCCCTCGATGATGACGTCCTTGCCCATGGCGTGGGCGTCCTCGATCAGCTCGACCACGCTGGTCGGGTTGTGCGTGTCGCGAGCCAGCTCAGCCGTTCGCCAGATTCGGTCAGCACGCGCGGCACCGACTCCCTTGGCCGTGGAGCCGAGCCGAGCGTTCAGAGTGGATCCGGTCTCCTGCTCGATGTGGCATCGCTCCAGCAGGGTCGCCTGCGGGTCGACGTACATCCGATTGGCGATGACGTAGCCCGCGTCTTCCAGGGCGTCGATCTCCTCGTGCAGGACATCCGGGTTCACTTCCGATCCGGCTGCGAGAGCCAGCATGGCGCGCGGGTTGATGAACCCAACGGGCACGTGCCGCAGCTTCCATTCACGGCCTGCCGGATCAAACACCGTGTGACCGGCATTCGGACCTCCGACCCGTACAACCAAGGGAGCATCGGCCTCCAGGGCCAGCCTCGCGGTGATAGCACCCTTGGCCTCCGATCCGAACTGCCCTCCCACGACCACCTGCAGCTTGCTCATGCGTAACCCGCTCTCTGGAGTTCCATCTGCGACACGATCCGAAGACCGTGTGCCTCAGCGTCTCGCGCGTGCTTGCCATGAATGCAGTTGCCGACATGCATGTGCAGACGAGCATTCAGTTCGGGGTTGCCGTACACATCTCTGAGCTTGCTGGCCTGTGGCTTCTCTAATGGGATGCCGTGCCTGCGCGCGATGTGACTGAGCGCCCCGATCATCTGCGGTGTCCACAGCTCGGAGTGGGACTGCTGGGCCGCCATCCAGGGATAGAGTGTGTAGCGCTCAACCACGAGCAGCTTAATCACCCCGAATCCGGCTAGGTCCCACACCGTGTCGACACATTCGTCTGGCGTCATCTCAACCGCAGCGGTACACTCCTCCCGATCCCAACTCGCGTAACCGACCCATTTGTCTCCAGGGTCGATGGAGAGCCAGAACTCAGGCAGGGCAGACCGCCTTGGCACTATCTCACCTCCAGGTGTGAGCCACGTCGACGACAACTCGGTTGTGACCCGGCAGCAGGCCAGGCAGAGAGAAGGTTCGGAAGGGGAGCCGAGCCCGGACCCCGATTCCAACGGTAGTCAATCCTTCGAAGTCCCCAGCGAACACCAGGCCCTTGAAGGTCCGGAATCCGGTAGGTTGGGGGAGCGACCGGCTGAGGGTGGTCACGCCGGTGTTGATGTTGTGGGCGTTGGTGTTGACGACGACCAGGAGAAACGCGCTGCCTGGAACGGGGAGCACTCGGCCCGACGCGTCCTCGGTGATTCGGCTGACGTAGCGGGCGCTCCATCCGGGAGTGGCGCCTACGACGTCGAACACGATTCGGTCCGCGCAGGGACCCTGGCCGATCCGTACGCGGTCGATGAATCCGGGCGACATACCCGGAGCAGAACGGGGGAGCGAACCCCAAGCCTGGACAGGACAGCCGGTCGTCTCGGGTACGGCAACGGGTCCACCGCCCGCGTCCGCCAGGGCTGGAGTCACACAGAACAGGAGCAGCAGCAGCGTGAGTAACAGAATCCTACGCAGCATCGGCCCACCTCTTCTTGTCTATCTTGAACGGGACGTCCATCCCGCCGATAGCAATCAATCGCTCACGGAAGATCCGGATTCCGAGGTCGGCGATCTTGCCAATCTCGTCCTCCATTCCTAGCGGAACCTCCAATACCAGGTCATCATGCGTCTGGAGCAGCATCCAACCCGCCCATACCGGGTCCTCGTTGACTGCGACCATCCAGAGTTTCATCAGCTCCGCGACGGTCCCCTGAATGACGGCGTTCCACGCCTTGTGGGTGCGCTCGCCGTAACCGAAGTCGCGACGTCGACCGGTTACCTTGAAGGTGAGGTACCCGGGACCACCCAGCCCTCGATCGGCTCGACACTGCGCCTGGTAGCTCGCACGCGCGAACTCGGGGAACTCGTCATCGTACCGAGCCTTCAGTTCGCGGGTCTCGTTCCGACCGTAGTTGATGCCGGTGAATTGGAGAATCTGCGCCCGGAGGGTGTCGATACCAGCTCCGTACAGCACGCCGAAGGTGAGGCGCTTGGCGACGGCGCGCAGCTCATCCCACTTCGGCTCGCCCGGCAGGACATCAAAGACCTTGGTCGCGGTCTGGCCGTGGACGTCGGTCCCCGCGAGGAGCACCTGGCGCATGCCCTCGCACTTGGCAATCGAGGTGGCGACCCGCACTTCGGCTTGGCTGATGTCGAGGGACCAGAGGTCGTGGTCGGCCTTGGGACGAAAGAACTTGCGGATCGGAGTGATGCCAGGCGGAATCTGGTGCAGGTGGGGGATCGCCTGGAGCTGCACGCGCTCAACAGACAGTCGGCCTGAGATGGCTCCACCCGTGCGTCCGCCTGGACGATCGGACTCGATCCGCATCTGGCGGTAGTTAGTGCGCAATCGCCCGTCTGTGCCTGTGGCTGCCGGCCAGGCTCGATACCATTTGCCGATAGCCGACTTGAGTCCCTGAAAGGCAATCCAGAGCCGCGCTCCCTCGGCGATGCGCGGATCGGGCGAATGTGAAAGATCCCGCGCGATGTCGCCCGCGATAGAAGCGACGCCAAAGTAGGACCTCGCCCCGGGAGGAGTAGGCTTGAAGGGGAGCAAAGCGGCTGCCTCGTCGACCAGCTTGGATAGCTTGTCGTACTCGTCCCAGCAGGCGTCTTTGTCGAAGCCGATGCCTCGGCGCTCCATATCGAACAACGTGCGGAACATCGCCAGTTCCAGCCGACGCACGTCTTCGAAGTGCTTGGGGACGGCTCCCTCGTCGCGGATGTCGCGCTGATACTCGTACAGGCGGAGGGTTTGGTTGGAATCTCGTGCCGCGTAGGGGCGCAAGCATGCCCAGGTCAACAGGTCGTACCGCCAGGTCAGCCCCTTCCCCTGGCGTTTCAGCTCCGCCTGAATCGCGAGCTGCGCGTCTCCTTCTTCCTCGCCCCACAGCCGCTTCGCCGTAGGCTTCAAGGAGCTTGAGCTGAGTGGCCAGATGAGGCCGCTTCCGTGTTGGGTATCCCATATCACCGAGCGGCTGAGATCAAATCCCGTTGAAGCGTCCAGACGATGTCCCGCTGCCAGGATATGGCAGTCGAACTTGGCATGGTGCATCACCAACGGGTGGTGACTCAACCAGTGTAGTAGGTCAGGCAAGTCGTTGATGGGGAGATTCCACTCGCCCGTATCAAAATAGGTGTCGCCACGCCAGCTCGGCATCGGGCCCAGTGGCCAGAATCCGGGGCGGCCAGTACGGGGCGACCAGCCGCACCGCCCCGGTTTACCCTCGAGCCAACCCTGGTCGAAGGGCCAGACCTGGTCTACAATCTGACCGGTGTGCGGGTCGCGCCACGATGCTGATACGACAGAGACCCGGGCCCTCGGAGCCTTTCCAGGATCGCCGTCAATAAACAGCCCGGACGTTTCTGTGTCCACTGCTATGACTGTGGTCTCAGGCACATGCGGCAGCAGCACTGTTCAGCCCTTCTTGGTGGGGACAGATTCCGAGCGCGTGCTTGGCGTAGTTGCAGTTATGGCACAGAGTTTGGAATCCGGATGGCCAGTTGTTGCGCTTCAGCCACCAGTAGATGCCGTGTGTCCCGATCTCACGTCGATGGGCGTCTCCCCCACCGTCGACGTGATCGATGCAGAGGAACACCTCGGTGTTCTCGCCGCAGCAGGCACAGAAACGCCCGTATACGTCCAATGTTTCCGAACGTACACGGGCGTTCTTGGTCTTAGCGCGGAAGCTGTTGACTTCCCGGCAACAGGTTGCGCAGTGTTCATACGGGGTGCTCGAACAGAAATGCCAGTCGTCGTGACCAGGTAGGCAGCGCCCCATACGCCCATCCTACCACCCCGCTGACTACGTGTCAACCCCGCTGGGGCAAAGCCGAACGTGCTCGTCACAGACCTTGCAGATCACAGCCTGGACGATATAGTGGTCAAAGAACACCATCACCAGCGTGCCCTCCGAGATTGAGAAGCCGCAGAAGTCGCACTCCTCGAAGCACCCACACAGGTGGGCCATTCCCCAGTGCGTCTCGCATAGCAGGATCTTGTGGCGCGGTATCCAGAACAGCGGTCTCGGGTTGCGGGTCAGTTCGCAGCAGTGTTCAACGCTGCCCAGCTTTAGCTCGGCGACGAGCCGAGCCTTAAGCGCATCGTGACCGCGCGTATCGGGTACATCGTCGCGGTGTCTCCCGAGGCTGGGTGACCGAGCGACCATTGCCCTCACCTCGGCGCACGCCGCGTCGTGCTGATCGGCGCGTGCGATGTCCATCACCTCTCCCATGGAACTCCCCTTCCCTGGGTCGTACCAACCGGCCCGCAGCATCCCCCGATGACAATACGGGCCAGCCGGTACTCGGCCATACTACCAGACGGGTGCACCGGCAGTCAAGGCCGGTTGGTACTGGGTGAAGCCCAGATCCTTTAGCATCAGGCGGGTCCGCGATGGCTCGGTGCTACGCCCGATCAGGCACGGGCTGGTGAACCCGCAACGCCACTTGCATCGGTCGGGGTCGGGATGGCGCGGCGTCACCAAGGTCTCGGATGCGTCCAGGTTGTTATACGCGGCCACGATGTCGAGCGCGGTCGAGCGGATCTCCTCAGCCATGGTGTCCAGCTCGACGTCGGAGCGGACCATCTTGATTCGGGAGAACCGCTCGTCGAGGAACCGGGTCGGGTGCTCGGTCGTGATCTTGGTCGCCTGAGTGCGCGCGGCGTTGTGGATTACTCCGAACACGTTATGACCCAGTTGGCGCAGGATCCAGGCGTACAGCGCGAACTGGTCGTCCAGATCGGTCTCGCGCTTCGAGGGGAGATTCCGGCCGCTCTTGTGGTCGACCAACCAGTTGTAGCCGAACAGGTCCTTGTACAGCAGATCGAGCCGACATTTGATGTTGACGATGCCGGGGATCAGCGGCAGGTCGAGCTTCTCCTCGATCATAGTGATCTCGGACCACTCGCGATCGTCCGCCTGCCACATCTGGACGTAGCCGTTGTACATCCAGCGGATTAGTTCCATCATGGTCTGCTGTTCCATCGACCGTTGCGGATCGGTCGATCGAGCCGGATCATTGAGATCCATCATGGTGTCGATCCAGGCCGAGACTGTGTCCATTGCCGTGGCCAGCGACCCCGTCTGTTGGATGATGCGGTAATGCTTCTCTAGGCACTCGTGCCAGAGCGACCCCCGTGCGAGAGGCGCAGATACCTCGGGTTCTGTCCAGCGTTCGGCGTAGGCTAGTCTCCACTTGAAGGGGCACTGCCGCCATGCATCAATCTCGGACCAGCTGATCGTGTACACCCTATTACTCCTTGCGTACGGGACGACCCTCCCTCGGAGGGGTTGAGGGAGGGTCGTCAGGTTCCGAGCGGCAGGGCATTGTCGCCCGGAAGATCACTGCTCCTGGAATTCGCCTTCCGGCTGGGCCTCTTCGACGGGGTCGTTGTCCTCGACGGTGTCGGTGCGCTCGACGTCCTCGTCGGTGACCAGCTCCTCGAAGCCGTCCTCGAACCGGATGAGGAGCTGCGTCGGGGAGATCGCGCGGAGCACGGTGGCCGAAGCACCGTCCCGCTCTCCACCGAGGCGCCGAACCGGGGTGTCCTTCTTGGGACGGTTCTTGGCCTTGGCGCGCGCAGCCTCGCGCTCAGCCCTGGTCGCCGCGCTGGTCGCCTCGCGCTGGCTCTTGGCGGCTGCCTTGGTGGCGGCCCGAGCCTGCGCCTGCTCCAGAGTGTGGACCCAGTGCGACTCGACCCCACCCCCACGCTCCTGGTCGAGGCGCCGTGCGATGTCCATCGCGGAGAGCTGCGGCCAACCCTCTTCGGGAACGTTCTCGGCCTCGACCCCACCGTGCTCCTGGATGTACCAGGGATCGGGCAGCATCGTCTCGTCGAGATGCGCCTTGCGCAGTCGGCTCAAGTAGGTGGCGTCGCCGCCTGGTGCCCACTTGCGGTTGGCGTACCGTCCACTACCGGAGAAGCAACGCCTCAACGGAGCAGGTGCGGGTGCGGTTTCGGTGTCGGTACTCATTCACACTCCTCTGGACTAGGCCCTG